TTACGATAATTAGTCTGAACTTCTTTCAAATACTGTTCAGCTCTCGCTTTAGGTAAGTTACCTACATCAATGTAGAAGATTCTTCTTTCAGGTGCTCTTGATATCCTATAGATAACAAGTGCATCTTCTAACATTCTTAGTTGATTCACAGGTTTTAACGCCTTGTGTAAATAACCAACTACTACTGTTTTATTATAGTCAAGTAACCCACTCGTTACATGACAAACAGCATCATTATGGATTCTAATAGTCTGGCCAGTATTATTACCTGACTTGTCAAATCCTTCATCATTAAAGATATAATATTCTATTACATCTGTAACAATTTCAACGCCCGTTTTCTCGTCTTTATCTTTTGTGACCTCTCTGATCTTTCTGATCTTTTGAGGATCAATAGGACGCAGACCTTGAATTCCTTTCTTTGGATTGCTTTTATCAACCATTTTGTGATAATACAATCTTCCATCAACATACCATTTTCTGTATATGTCATGGGATAAATCCCGGAATCCTAATAATGTAAGTATTTCTTCAAATTCATTACGAACTTTCTTCTTAGTAGCTTCTGGTATCTTATTAACTCTATCTAAGTTAATAGATACAGGAGCGTCTAAGTCATTAGATGCTAATGATTCATTTACAATATCCTCAATAGCACTGTCACATTCAGGAACAAGTGCCATTGTTCTGTATCTTGCTACTAGGTCGGCTTCATTCTTGATTCCACCTTCCATGTCAACATACTGACCAATGACCCCTCCGGTAGCCGCAAAGCCACCCATTCCCTGTTCAGTTCCGATCTCAATGACCGAACCATCATTAGAAGGCGGGACAAAGGATTGTGCTTTTCCTTCGTCCTTCTTCTTTTTTAACTCGTATCCAAATAGTTCCATATTATATATTTATACTCCCTTCAAAAGAGCTCTTAAAGAGTTCTTTCAAAATGTGAATATGCAAATGTAGTAGTAAATGTTTCAACTTCTTCTCCACCAGCAGTATCTAATTCGATAGCTCCTATGGATTTAGGCCACATATTGAAAAATTCATATGTTGCAATTATTGAATCATCTCTACTCATTTGAGATACAGTAGCTCTATCTACCATATAATCATATCCTACAGGACCTATACTTGAATCTAAAGGTACTATATCTGCCATCCATTGTTCTATTGCATTTCTAGATGAAAAATCAGTATCATTATAGATACCAACTTCCCAATCTTCAAATGTTCTATCTCCAGCTAACTTGATTTGTAAACCTTTATATTTAATATCCATTTGCTCAATAGTTTGTCCAGGTAAAGCTGCAGTTTTACAAAGAAACTGAATCTTATCACCTGATCTAGGAATATAAACTTCAAACCTATTATTTCTTGGACCAGCACCTATGAGGTTAGCTTTAAATTGATTAATTGTTGCCATGATTTACCTCCTTATACTGCTGATTCTTGAGCTTGTAGTCCAGCTGCTCCATAGACTTCTTCAAAATCTACACCTGATCTACTTGCTACAAAAGTTAATGTTATGAAGTTAATGCTTCTAGCAGGTTTCACAAAGATACTTGCTACGAATTGTTGTGCATCAACAACCTGAGAATCGTTATTTGTTTCATCACAAATAACTTGGAAATCATAGATTCCCTTTCGACCTTGAACTTGTCTAAGAAAAGGTTCTACTGCTGCTCTAAAGTTAGCTCTTGTAAAAGAATCGTTAAATTCAAAGAGTTGTGATCTAGCTGCAGTTGAAATCGCTTTTTCTAAAGTAATAAACAATCTTCTAACATTAATTCTACTGAATGCACTACCGTCAGAAGATGCTAGAGTTTTATCACCATACAACATTGTTCCTTGTCCTGGAAATGTAACTATTGGATTAACTTTATTTCTATAAAGGGTATCTCTATCTGCCTTAATAGGGTTAAAAGCTAATTTAGTTACACCAAAAATTTGACCCCGATTGTGACCAGCTGGCGAGTACCAACTGTCATTTGTATAATCGGTTCTAGCGCACAGACCTGCTGTGGCTCCGTTTGCTGGTACATAAACATATCTGTCATTGTACCTGTCGTAAATATATAGCCATGTACTATCCATGATAGCATATGAACTAGAATTAAGTGTTGCTTGTGTTGCTGTTACATTTGTAGTTCCTACAGAACTTGTAACATCTACAACATCAGACCTGATTGGAGAAAAGAATACGACGCAATCTTTTCTATCTTCAGCTATATTCATTAATTGATTGTAAAAGGAAGTTGCTTCGGCTCTCGTTACAACATCATTTCCACTGCCATCATCGGCTTGTGGAGTTCCCGATATCATTAAAGATATATCTTGATTATCAGCACTGCCAAAATGTAAATCCCACGCAGTTATTTTTTGACCTGTAGTTGGTTGTCTACCGTCAGCTCCATTCGTAAATGAACGGAATTCAGGTAAAGTACCACCACCAAAAGTTGTTCCTGAAGCTGCTGTTCCAGCATTACTCCAAGTACTACTATGGTCCATCCAGTAAATATAATCACTGGTATTTTCAATAACTGTCACATAATAGTTAGTTGCACCAAAATCATCTTTTGCATCTGAAGCTTTAGAAACTGCTTCAAACTTTTCTAGAACTGTACCAACAACTCCAGAAATTAGACCATCTTCATCAATGACAACTATGTGTAATTCGTCTGCAGAACCAGCACTAGAACGACCAGCCGTATAGGTTGATGTTCCCGGTGCTCCGTTAAACTGTCTTGCGAATTCCCACTCTCTAGATATTTGTGCGCTGTTTGCAACAGCTGCATCTAATCCTTGAGTAGAGTCATCTTCTTGTGCAATTGTGAGGTCTCCAGCTCCAGCAGAACCTGAATCGTAAGCTATTGCAGTAACTTTATATCTTGTAGTATCTGAACCAATAGCTGTAATTATATCACCAACAACAAATTTTTCTCCTAAAGTAACGGGAACTGAAGTTGCCCCTTTAGCAGCTGTTGAATTTGTTGTAGTAACATTAGATTGTGAGTATGCATTAGCACTACCACAAGAGTTTATCTTTAAGCTATTGCCTAAAACTCCTGCATATCGTGCTGCGTATTCACCTACTGATGCAGAACCGTCATTATAATTTGCTCTATAATGTGATAAGTTTTTAATCAATATACTTTGTGAAGAAGTTGTAGTTGCATTAACCATACTGGTTGTTGCAATTCTAACTACTCTCAAGTCTTGACCGTAATCTAAATACATAGCAGCTGGGTAAAAATACTCAGCCATTAAGTTAGTAGTATCCGGTTCACCAAATGTATCTGCAAGGTTCTTTCCAGAAGTAATTGTAGTAACTTCTTCGGCTGGTCCCCAACCAAAGTGTCCACAATATGCTCCTGTTGAACTTGAAACCGCAGGAATAACATTAGTAGCATCTATTTCTTGAACCAGTACGCCTGGCGAAACTTGAAATGCCATTTTATTATCTCCTAATTAATATTTTTATTTCGAAATGAAAATATTTTATTTAAATCTGATAGAATTATCCTATCATTAACAGTATTTATAATTTAATAAACTTTCGTATCCCCAACAACGGTCCAGACATCTCCACCTTCTACATAAACTTCAGGTTCATCTGGATTTGAGTTGAACAATCCTGCAGGTGTTAATTCATCTTCAATCATTTGTTGTTGTTCATCATATAACATCTTTTTAAGTTCTAAATCTGTTAAACTCTGAAAAAATGGTGTAGTTATAAACCATGAAAATAAGACTAAATTCATCACCAAATCATCATGATTACCACCATCTGCTTCCCATGATTGTCCTTTTGATACAAAAGTTAAGAATTCATTGATTGTAAATTTGTCTATTACTGTTAATTTGTTTTCTTCCATCAACTCTTTTAATGTAGAACAACCTATTTGTTTAGTCTTTTTTGTCATTGTAACGCCAATTCCAGACGCTTTTACACTTGATTGTGTAAATACATTTTCATATTCTATATCATAAAAGAGTTGATTACATACTATCTGTCCTTGATCATTATTCTCTATAATAACTAATGCATCATTATACATTTTAGCAAATCTATGAATAATATCAGGAAATAGTAATGGAGATATCATATTGTTTCTATAGATACCTACTTGTTTAAAATGATTATTTGATATATCAACTATACTAAATGTTGAGTAATCTTGTCCTCGACCTTTAGCTGTATCTACAGTCATTACATATTCGTGCGTTTTTTGTGGTTCTTCATATAGATACACATTTTGTTTGGCCCATATAGGATCATGTGTCTGTAATCCCAATAATGTATTTGCATTAATCAAAGTATTTCCTGTTCCTAAGAATGAATTACCGAATTCTTGTTCAAATTGTAATTCAGAAGTATTTGCAATAGTTGTTGCTTTCCATTCTTCATCTCTACCAGGAACATCATACCAATTAACTTTAAAATCTTTATATTCATTTTGACCTTGCACTGCACCTTCATACAATTTATGATACATATTACCTATACCATTAGCTGTAGATGTTATGATAACTTTAGATTTTCCACCTGATGTAATAACAGGATATGTTGATGTATAGAACTGTTCAGCATTTTCTACGAATGCAAACTCATCAAGATATAATAAATTTACTGACAAACCACGAATTGAGTTAGCTCCTGTAGCCGACGCGACTATTCTACTGTCATTTTCAAATTCTATTGAACCTCTATTTAATACTTTTGTACCTGGTTGTAAAAAGAAAGGTATATGTTCTAACATTGTAGTTATTCTAGCTAACATTTCTCTTGCTATAGAACCTTTGTTAGCTAGAATAGCTATAGTTTGTTCTGGTTGAAATAGTAAATACCAAAGAAGAAAGGCACAAGTTGTAATTGATTTACCTGACTGCCTACATGCTAAAATAACACTAAATCTATTTTCGTCAAAATGATCTATTAATTCTTCTTGATAATCATAAAGTTTAAAAGGAACTAATCCTTCATCAAGAGATATGATTTTTACATAATTCTCTATGAAATGTACAGGACTTTCCATACATTTCTTGTATTCTAAAACTTGTTCTTCTGTCCACTCGGCTTGAACACCAGCTCTTTTGACATTGATGTTGCCAAGATAACCTTCATTTTTGTGCATGGTCTTTTAATAGTCTTTGTAATTCTGTTGATGAACCAACAAATAAATTGTTTTGTACTTTATCAGGCATTGAATCATCTTTATCTAATTCTTTTACTTTTGCTTGTAAGTCAATCAACTTCTCTGTTGTTTCTCCTACTGTTTTAATTAATTGTCCCGCTACTTCATATACTCTAGGGTGTTCTGACTCTCTAGCTATGTCTAGAATGCCCTCTATTGCGTCCTGACCTCGCTCTACAAGACCGTAAAACACTTCCCGACTATACTTGTAGTCTGAATTTTGTTCTTCTTGTTTAGAATAGTTACCTTTAGATAATGTAGGAAGTCTTTTCTCAACTTCAACTATTTCTCCTTGAATGTCAAGAAGTTCATCAATTCTTTGGTCAACTTTACTCATAAATAGTATTTATGTTTATTTAGGATCGCTAGATTTATCGTCTGAATAAGTAACTGTAGGTGGTTCAAAGAAATCAGTTGTTTCATTATATGTAAATGTTGAATCTGGATCAGCATCAGAAGGATTTGGCATAACAACTTGTTCTGAAACTCTACCTGCTGTATCTGTACTTGATATTTGACCACTACCCGTTTCTATATAAGTTCTAGCTTTAACTGTTCTGATAATATCTGAATCTCTAATAGGACCATATATGTAATTTTTCATTATAAATTCTAAATCATATCTTAATACTTGTCTTGTTATAAAATCAGCTTCATATTCATCAGTTTGAGTAACACTTGATAATGTTATCGGAATATCTCTTTTATCGCCCATATCTGGTACAGTATTAATTGTAACTGTATAATCAGGTGTAAAGTAAGGCATTATTTGTTCTATAATCTGTAATCCATCATCTGTATTTTTAACTAGTACACTTAAACTAAATCCTAAATTATAAGGAGCAGGTGCATATTGATATTGTAATACATTAGGATTAGATGCTGTGGCCTTTTTAAATTGTGTTTTTTTAGATAATTTTCTAGTAGCATCATAATCTATAGAAGTTAATTCAAAACCCATTCTTGGTAATGAGATTGCAGTTCTACTAGTTCCATCTAATCCTAAACTAGATTGTTGTTGTAATCTTGCAATCCATTTTGCTCGTGGACCATATGCTAAAGGAACTCTTATAAGAGTATTATCTGGTCTCTTAATACTAATATTATTAAACAATGTACCAAAAACTGATACAGCTCGTTTAATTGTTTCGTGATAAAAATGTTCTCCAAACATTAAGTAGCCTCACCAAATGGATTACTTTCAGAAAAATCTATAATTCCGTCTGCGTCTGTTTCTAATTCAACATTAAATGCTCCTGGATCAGTTGGTAATGTTTGTTCAGCTGCTATTGAAACAACACTTCGTCTAGATATTAAACTATCTTCAAGAATAAGAGTATCATGAGATGTTGTATCTGTAGCTGTTCCAGACTCTAATAAGAATCCATCTTCTGGTGTTTCTTGAACTATATTATCTGTCCCTGTTGTACCATCTGTTATAGTTGAAGGGAATTCTATTCCAGCAGTTCCTGATTCAAAATCAATATATTCTCCAGCATGTGTTATAAATCTGTCATTACCAATAGAATCTTCTCCGACAATATATCCTTCAGATATATCAGTTATCATAAAACTAGTATATGTAGCAGGATCACCTGTGTCCGTTGTTTTAATTGAAGATATTGTTAATTTATTTGTTGTTTCACTCCAAGCTGAAACAATACCTGTTGCAACTATTGTTGATGTTAAAAGTTGAGAAACAGTTTCACCTTGTACAAAACCTCTCATAGCACTATTATCAGTTAATGTAAATTCTATTGCTTGAGCTTGTGCTAGTTCTAAATCAGTATCAAGAGCTGTGATTTCTGTATCAAATTTCTCTCCAGAATATTCAAATAAGTCACAAGTCATCTTAAAGACAAATAACTTACCTAATTGATAAAATGGATTTTCGTGTTCTACAAATTTTATTTCAAATAAACTTTTTGATAAAGGAAAATAGATAAGATCACCTTCATTAGGTCTTAATCCTGTAGCAAGATTAGCATCTAATGAAACAAATCGTTCCCAACTTCTCCTTGATATAACAAAATTGGCTGTATCTCTAACTTCAACTCCAAATTTAGAATATAGATCACCTTCACCTTCAAAACCTTCTACTCCTTCAAGATACATTTCAACTTCATAAGCATCTTCAAAACTAGAATTAGCAGCATCTCCAAGTATTGTATCTTCGTTTACTATTTTTCTTGGTAAATAATATACATTGTGTCCATACATGCGTAAAGACTCAACAACTAAATCTTCTACAAGATTTTGTTCTGTCTGTACTGCTTGACTAAAGTGAACATTTGTTGCCATAATTTTATTCCGGCTCTGATGGTAAAGGTCTTATTGCAATTAAATCAGCTCGAACTTTATCATCATTTGCTACCCAATCTACTAAGCTTTGTTCTATTTCTGTCCATGTATCATCAATATCTACATGAACATTTATCCATTTGAGAGCTCTATCTTCATTGAAAAAACTTGTATGACAATTTAATTCTACTAATACACTAGGACAACCTGAAACTACAGTCTTATTTACAGCTGCCAACATATCATCAAATTCAGAGCTATATATCTCTATAGCAGTATAACCACTTGGTAGATTATTAACCAAATCATGTGTTGTTTCTTCGTTATTATGTATAAAATATTTCGCCATTATAAAGTACTCCTTGTTGCAGTTCCAGCACCTGCAGTACTACCAGCATAATTATTTCCATCTGGTCCTCCAGAAACACTCGGAGTCGGTCCACCTGAAGCTGAATCTGATAATACCATAGCGATACCACCACCGCCAGATCCAGAACCACAACCCGATACGCCATCATGTGCATTAGGACAATGGCCACCTTCTGAATATATTTTTCCACCACCACTCCAAGTTCCATCTACCATAATTACTACTGTACCTGCTGTTCCATCAAAGGTTGTATCTTTAGGAGAATAAGGCCTTGAGAGATAATAACTGTTACCAATAGTTGCTCTTTTATCTTCTTGATTTACAGTTTCCCCATATCCATAATAATGTGCCATTCCATGATCTGAATTACCAGATAATTGACTCCAGCTTTCATGAGCTGCTCCATTTCCAAAAATTACACCTGCAGGATTCCCAGCACCACCTGCATTACCATAAGTGGCAGTACTCGAATGGGCATTACCACCTGCACCACCATTTGCTACAGCATCCATTTGTTGACCTGATGCATCAGCTCCATGGGTTCCACCAGTTGCACTCCAACGCATAATAGAGCCTCCGCCACTACCACCTGTAAAACAAGTTCCTGCAGAACCTGCACCAGTATAAACAGTACCTGAGATACTAACTACAGGAAAAAGAACTCCACTACCGCCGCCACCTGAACCATAACTGGGTGTTGCACCCGCGTCTGTACCATGTGTAGCACCTGTGACTGTAGCAGCTCCTCGACTTCCACCTGTTCCACCGGTAGCTGGTATTGTTATACCACTTTTAACTGCAATGGCCACTGGAGCTGTATATCCACCTGAATTTCCTGTTCCACTATGATTAGCTCCTCGACCAGTCATAGAAATTAATCCATTATGAGTAAAATCACCGTCAGTATAGATGCACATACCTAATTTTCTAACCGGTGGTTTAATTTGAATTCTCCAATCTGTATTAAGTGTTCCATTAACATAAATTAAAGCCCAATGGGTATCTTCATTTCGTGTAAACCAATGTTGTACTCTTGGATAATCATCTGTATCTAAATCTGTATTTCCATCAATATAAGCGAAATCGTACAGGCCACAAAAATTACCATTAATAACCAATCTTCCTGATCTTATTATGGCACTTCTTAAACTTGCTTGACCAGATGTTCCTTGTACTGATTGTCCTCTATAAGAAGAAGTGGGGGCATAATGTGTATTCCACGCTCCAGAAGAAGCCATCTTTTGATGTTCTTTTAAGTTGTAAACTCCCGCATTTCCTGCATAGACAGACTGAGCACCTTCTCCTAATTGAAGCATAGCATCTTTTAAAGTAGCAGCATGTACATCTTGACCACCTATCCATTTTGAACTGTGTTCGTGCATTTAACTCTCCTTAATCAGTTATTTTTTCGCCAGAAGCTACATATACTAGATCACTATTAGCAGAAGCTGATATTCTGATTCTATCTGTTTCATCCAGATAGAGAATATTATCTTTACCTATAAATGTTAATACTGTTCTTGCTGGTATTGGTATAGCTGGTCCTATTTCATAAAATGTACTAGCATTATCAGTAGTTATTTTTATTGATACTGTTGCTGTATTTGTTCCATCTATATTACTTATCATCAAAGTATTAAGTTTATAAACATAATCTGATGGCACTGTTATTATGTCCGTATCAGATGTTGTTACTGCTCCGCTTATAGCGAATCCATTAATTGTAGCTACACTTACTATATTTGGTGTTGCCATTTTCTATCCTCGTTTATTATCCGAAAACCATAGCCATTGCTATAGCTTTTCCTGTTGAAATTCCCGCAGAGCCCCAAGATACTGCAGCTCCTGAACCACCTGATACAATTGCTTGGCCTGAAGTTCCATAATTTGCTCCGCCTATTCCTATTGCACCATCTGTAGTAAATCTAATTTTTTCATCATTATTAGTAAAGAAAGCCATATAATTAGTATTATGTTGATACAATATTCTTCCATGAGCAGTAGTACCATCAGAATGATTAAAGGCTAAATTACCTTGATGAGTTGACCCAGATTGTATTGTTATACCATCATTAGCATCTCCATCTCCTACTACTAATTTTTGTGCGAATGTATAACCTGTTTGTGAAGTTTGTCCTATAAGTACATCTCCAGAAGAATCAATAAGCATACGAATATTATTCCAAGAAAAAGCTTCACCATCGCCAGTAGTAATAAACTCTAATCTTCCGGGCATATCATCAGAGCCGGGAGTTCCATCTACTCTACAAGTAATCATACCAGCCCTCATGCCAAAGTCAGCACCATCATCTCCCCACCAAGCGATTTGTCCTAAAGCATCGCTATCTTGAACTATAGTATTAGAACCTATTGTGCCATTTCTTGACTTAACAAAATTAAGATAACTACCAAGATTACCGGCAGTCCATCTACCTAATTGAAGTGAACCAGTAGCGTCAGTAGCACTCACTTGAAGTTTACTAGCGAAATTAGTAGTTAATGAAGCTGTATGCCCTATAGCAACATTTCCACCTTCTGACATATCAATAGTCATTGGAGTTATTGATGAGCCACCATCATCTCCTTTAAAGAGAATATCTTTATCTTGAACACCTGCAGTTATAACAAAATCACTAGAAGAATTTGTAAACTTGCCAATTAATGTTCCACCATCTTTAAATGTTACATCACCACCATCAGCATCTAAATGAATATCTCCAACTACATCTATAGTTAAATCATCTCCACTAGTTATTTCTAAAGCACCACCATCAGATATAGTAGAACCATTAATAGTAATATCATCAACAGTAAGTGTTGTTAGTGTTCCTAAACTTGTAATGTTAGTTTGTGCTGCTGTTGTTACTGTGGCTGCTGTACCTGATACATTACCCGTAACATCTCCTGTTAATGGTCCTGCAAATGCATCTGATGTTACGGTGCCATCAAAGTATGCATTTCTCCATTCTTTAGATGCTGTTCCTATATCGTATGTGTTTGTTGCATTTGGTATAAGATGAGATGTCAGATCAGCATTAAGAGTTAATGAATCTGAATCTGCGTCACCAATGGTAATATTACCTCCAAGAACTAAATTTCCTGAGATGTCAACATTAGCATTGATGTCTACTGTTGTAGCATTGATTTCGACTTCTGTATCAGAAGTTATATTGAGAGTTCCGTCAGCACTTTGATTAATATAAGTACCAGAATCTCCGAATTGTAATTGCCTTGTTGAATTTACTAATAAACCTGTGTCAGCAACATGAGTTAGTGTAACTTCTGAATCAGCACCAAAATTTAATACAGCTCCATCAGATTGTAAACTTACATCATCATCAAAAAGTAAATCACCTGCATTACTAATTATACCTGCTAATTCTCTTGCTTGTGTTGTCATAACTATCCTATCCTATCATGTCTAATACAGGTAGTTCATATCCTAATCTAACTTCTTCTTCTAGAGCTGTGATTTCTTCTTTTGCATCATCAACTAATTGTCTCCCATTAAGAGTTACACCACCTGGCATTTGAATTCCGTCAAATTTAATTAAATTTTGACCCCATTGTAATTTTAATTTGGCCGTTGCGTATTTTTTTAACCAGACATCATTGTAAATATCTGTAAATGTTGTTGGGTCCATTTTACGAATACATTCTATAAGTACCCATTCTGCATTATCTATATTATTTTCCCAATCCATATCAATATACAATCTATTTCCATGTTTACTGTGTCTTAATAAAGGTGATCCTACAAGTATATCATCTAACATTCCTAAATGTTGTTGTACCATTTCATAGTACAAAATAGATGTAGATGTTAGATCATATAAGTCATTTAACCTTAATTGATATCTTAAATCAAACATATTATTTGTCTGTTTATCATTAAAAGGAAATACTTTAATAACTGACATAATAGATTCAGGTAATTCAATATAATTAGTAGATTCTTTCCATGTAGTTGCTCCGCTATCTGAACCACCACTTGTTGATGAAGTTAGATCAGCATTTGCTCTTTGAATCGCTATTTCAGCGGTTGTGATTTGATGTTTAAGATAAGTACGAATAGTACCATCATAATGGTATTCTGCGAAATACTGTAAAGCATCATCAAGTACATCATCAGCTTGGTCATCATCTACATTGATTTCCACAACTGGATAACCTAATTGGCGTTTACAGTATGATAAAAGTGTTGCTTTTGTGTTAGGTATAGCCATAAAATTAATTCCTTGTTATTACTATTTATATAAAATAGAATACTAGAGTCTAAATTCTTTGGCAGCTGCTTCTTGTATTCGGTCTAATTTTTCGTCTAATTTCTGAATTGCATTAAGAATTCTTGTTAAATCTTGTTCTAATTCGCGTTTAGAAACATAGTCTCTAGCTATTTCTTCTCTTGTTTTGTTTAGGAGTATGTCTTGTCTGCGTATTTCATCATGTGAAGTTCTAATCCACCATGCCAAAGGAGCAATTACTAATGTTAGTATTATGTTCCAAATAATGTGACTATCAAATTCCATATAACTATTTATATCTTTTAACTTGGTTCAGACGGCCATTCACCTAATGGTCTTGTAGATGGATCATTATCATTATATACATATAAAGCTGCTAATGCATCTACATTAGCTGCACCATCTATTAAAGTTTCCATATCATCAGATTTTGTTCTTACTGCTGCTTGATATGTTGTAATTGATGAAGGAATTGCTGTTCCTCCACTTGCTGCTCTTAAAGTGTACCAATCATATTGTTCCAGCTGTACTGCAGCTTGTTTATTAATTAATCCTTTATGTGCAATTTTAAGTTCAGCTAAATCTTTTGCTGTAGCTGTACCATAAGCACCTGTTACTGTATCTGGACTACTATTATATGTATAGGTTATATCTGTATTTTGATAATACTCTTTATCTTTTAAATTTGTATTATTTACAGTAATCTCATAAATACCAATCGCTTTTAATTCTGATTCTGTCCATAAGCTAAATATATTATGCGGGTGTTGATTATCCCCGATAGTCATAGCCTTCGGTCTATTTATTAATTTTGTTATTTCGTTATCTTCTACTAATGCCCACATATTATTCTCCTATCTTCCTGTGACGGGTACTCCGTCTGATGTTACGAATGGTTGTTCTGCAAATGCCATATAAAAAAATGTACTAGCAAGATTTAATTCATTTCTTGCTGTTGTTATTTTAAATCCATTACTTAATAAATCCATATCCATATCAATCCCACTCTGTGTATCTGTAAATTCTTTTTGTGCTAAATCTGGCCAAAACCATTTTGCCACTCCTTCTCCATTAAAAGGAGTTCTTTTATGATCTATAAGAGCCCAATTCCAACTATCATTATCTAAATTTTTCACCAATACCCAAGCTGGTTTAAATCCTGTATAAATAAAAGGGCCGTTTGCATTTGCAATTCCTTCATACCACCCAAACTTACTAAACCCTTGTTTTGGAGCAAAACAATAAGATATATAAGTTGAAGAACTTGCATTAACATCATCATGGTCGCCAATATAATATCTTGTTGTAGTAGCTGGATTATTTCCTCCAACAGTATTTTTACTTCCACCACTATTATCGGTGTTATTAAGCTCCAGTGCATTACTATCCCAAGGACTACCTCCTTGATGCATATAGTCTCCCAAAACCATCCAGTCACCTGATGAAGGTATTCGTTTTGTTATTATTACCTCTGGAGCAACTCCTAAACCATGAAGAGCAGTTCTAGGGGTTCCACCATCTCCTGTATAAGTAACAATACTAAATCCTGATGTAGTATTAGCTTGATAACTTCCTGCTAATAGAGAGCCACTAGCTGCCGATTCTGCTGAAAAAGAAGTTGTTGTCCCACCATTAGCTTTCCATTGATAAGCTACATAACTTGTAGCATGTCCAGATGTTGTTCCATTTTGGTGAGCAGCTTGATTAACATACTCTGTCGCAACAGTTCCACTACTTCCTTTTACAACTGTAAATCCATCTGATGTTACAGCACTTGGATAACCTCCCGTATTTGGAGCTGAAGATTGAGCCCAATCGTATGCTGGAGTAAGAGCCTTAGAACCAAGAAAACCTCTTGTAGAATCATAAATCCAATTATAACTATCTATATCTGTTGGTATAGTCCATAGCATGTCAGGTTGTAAGTCTGAATTACCATCATTAGTAATAGTTCTACTAGCTACAGAATCTCCTTGAGAATTTCCTGCCCATTTTGCAACTTGAAAATGTTCTGAAGGATCGTCTATTGTTGTATAAGCCATTATCCAAACTCCGCTAAATTCTTAGTACAAAGTGCATAATATCCACTTGGTGGAGCATGTTCAAAATTTCCATAGCCATTTGCATCTGCGTTACTACTAGAAATTGAGAATATTGGGTTACCAAAATTAAATTCAACAGCTACATTGTAAACTGAAGCAAAAGGAAAAACATATTTATCAGATAGTCCATCTATAGACATATTGCCAGCATTTGTAATTAAAGTTCCATCTTGATAAATAGAAACTTGATTATCGTCCATATTTAATGCTATTGACATAACTTCATTAGTATCTCTTGTCCATGTTAAATCTGTATCATTTCTACCACTTGTTGAATCTTTTATCCAAAACTCATCATATATAGCAGCAGTTGAAAGAATATTATGAGCATTTCCTGTTAGTGCTGTTCCCTCATCTGTTTGAATACCTACGATTGCATCTGAACCACTTGTTTTCCATTCCCAATACCACTTTCCTTTATTTACACCCATTGTTGCTTTTGTTCCTGCCCAACTACCACCATTTATTTTTAGATTACCATCATAAGGTCCAGTAGTTATAGCATTTCCATATACCCATAATGGATTTAAAGTACAAAAGTTATTAGTTGGTGTGTCTGTTGTTTGATGAGTAGAATCTATATCACTTAATGTTAAATCTCTATTATTTCCTGATGCATCATTTCCTAAATTAGAACTATCTTTATAGTCTAAATAAAATCCTTTATTACCAAAAGTTAAACCAGTTATATCTTTAGGTTTCCAAATTCCACTATCTTCATCAGTTTCTCCAAATTGAGTAACTGCATAAGCTGTTCCATCTATTAGTGCAGTTTCTGCCATATATCCATGTGTAAAACTTCCATAAACACTAGAAAAAGCTCTTCCAATACTAAAAATTTCTTCATCTACTAATAGTACAGTTTGATTTTGACTTGGATAATCTTCACCTGAAAAACTTGTTATCCTTTCTCCATTAACATACATTCTTATTCTATCACCTGCAGTATTATTTGAAGTATCCCAAATTGCAAAGAAATGATACCAAGCAGATGGGTCACGATATAAAGCATCTGTTACTAGTTTAAAATTCCAACTACCTGAAACTTTTTGAGCAAATATAAAGTTACCTCCACTTCCCCAATCTCCCATCAAATAACAACGATTACTAGAATCAGCATGA